TTCGCATGAACTTAAACTTAGCGTTAGGGTTCACTTCTGCGAATTCAATAAAATCAATCAAATCGTCTGAACTAGAATCATTACTATCAGTAGTTACCTTTTCAGGGCTATCTGTTTCTTGATTGTCGCTGGCAAAACTATCATCATTCATTTCAGCAATTTCGGCTTCAGCATTATCGCTGGGTGCCACAGGGCTTGAAGTTTCTGCCGATTCTTCTTGACCTGTTACAGTTTGTGTTGTAGCACGATTTTGGTTACGCAAATCTAACATTGCGGCCATCTTTTGGGCTATTGATCCATCACTTACTGCGCTTTGACTAGCGGCCGCACTGTTATCAGTGTTAGGACTTGTCGTTGTTTCCATTTAATTTTCCTTAATTTTATTACTCGGGCACTGTTGTGTTACCGAGCTTACTTTTCAAATATACTGCTTTTTTCAAAGAAGTAATGAAACTATCAATACCAGCAAGTTCATTACATAATGCTACTCGCTGTTTGTCATCGTCTGGTGTATGACCTCTTATACTTGCTAATTGGTCAGTTATATCAAACTTAAAATGATGTACAAACATTGCTAGGTCTTTTGACTTGAGCAATGCTTCTGCTTGACTTCCATAATGTCTAACTCTATCAGCCTGAGCTGGAGTTAGTTTCTTCATTGTGTTTAAGTCAACCGTTAATCTGTTATTGTAAAATTCTATCGTTTCTTCATTAATCATATTCTATTCCATTGTATAATGTTATTTATACAAATATTTTACGAATAAACTTTTGGATCTCCCGCTGCCATTGACATGAAATCTAATTGACTTTCAGCATCACTTCCAGCAACTTCTGCTTCAATCTGTCTTGCTTTTACATCGTCAAGGTTAGCACTAGACAAATCTTTTTTGTCTTTGGGTGAAGGTTCTTTGTTCTTCATTGCTTCAGCACCTTGTTTAATCATCTGTTCTACTTCATCATCACTAGGAAGATAACTATCGCAATCTTTTACGCCCAATACATACAATGTATCAGCGAATGGCTTTTTGACTTTTTGATATATTTCTTTAGTCAATGTGCCAGCTTGTACCATTCCAGTAGTTGTTGTATATAAATCATTTTGGCATTTCTGGATGATTTGTAATCTACCTAATGCGTTTTCTTCACTCATCATGCCTAATGCTAGTTCCATGTGTATTTGTTTTCTGTCACAGAAGTTCATGTCATCCCATGCTAGGTAATCTAAGAATTCTGCTTTCTTATCTGGGTGAAAGTTTTGTGCTAGTTTCTTAACACCATAATCATCACCGTATTGTATCAATGTTCTCCATACTAACCATAATGCTTCTCTTAAACCTTCAGCACTATTACGAACTGTATTGTCTTGTATGATTTGATTAGGGGTTAATGCTAACTGTAATTTGATACCACTATTACCAGCAGCCATGACTTCTGGATTGAATACATCTTGCGGTGTAGTCATACCAACCATAGCCATTGTGTCTTGCTGAATACGATTCATCGCAACTTCCAAGAATTGTAGGTTTCCGCTTGGGGGAGGCAATTGGTAGATATCTTTCGCTGGATCAAATTTACTATCTAATATAAAGATAGCGGCTTCGCCATCTTGTAACATTTCAAAATCTAATCTATCTGGCTTAACACCAATACGAGGTGTTGCTGTTAATAGTCCTAATTGTATTTCTGCTCTAGCACCTGCTGTATTGTATTCCTGCATCGGAATAACACTTTCAGCAATACTCATACCATAGAAGTTACCTGGTAGAGGCTTTGGACACATATTAGCAACAGGAATAAACTCTACTTCTTTTGCTGATATGATATAACTACCTGAATAGATAAGTTCTACTAGTTCTAATTCACCATCACCATCAATGTCATACTTGTTCCAAACTGTAACGATTGATATCGTGCGACTATCTGGGTCAGCACTACTTGCTGAACTAACTGGTACACCCATAACTGGTACACTATCTCTAGCGTGAATTGCTAAGTTGTTTAATACACTACCTGCTTGATAAGCACCATTCATGTTGTATTCAGCATGTTCACGGAATTGTTCTAAATTAATGCCAGGATACAATTCTGTTGCTTCTTGTATTGTCATTGGATCGTAGTAACCACAGAACGGTTGATCTCTCATTTCAGGAACTGTAGGATCACATATCCAAAAATGTTGAGCAATAGGCACAAACTTAACATTGATGCTATAACCAGTTAGTTTATATTTGGCTGCGTAGATTGTGTTACGATTGATAGCGGTTGTTAATATTTCTTCTTGGCTTTCAATAGAACCAGCTTGTGTTTCTGCTTGATCCATTGCCATCATTTCTGGATCAATATCTTCTGGTGCTTGTAACATATTATTCATATGTGTTTCAACCATACCTTGTGCTAGTTCTTTTTTATGTTCTCCAACTAGTTGTTGTACTTCAGCAATAACTTTATCCATCTCAACATTAACTCTGCGCTTGCTTTGACGCAACGCTGTTAATCCTGATTCACCTGCTTGTTGTTCAAATGCTCTTAATTGATCTACTGTGCCTTGTGTTTCTACATAACGAGTTATGTTTTCACGAATAGGCTTAATCATCATCATCCCATTCTTGTGCATCGCGGCATCCATAATCCAGCGTTCTAATATAAAGTGAGGCTCATTCATCTGATTAACAACTTTGCTAACCATATCAGTTGCCTGTCTAGCCGCTACTTCATCTTCTTCGGTATCAGCAACAAAATCAAAGTTAATTTCTCCACTAGGCATTAAGCCTTTAGCGATAACTGCTGTTGCGTAATCTACGACGGGTTTAACTGAAGGGTGAATGTAGTCAATGCCATTCACGGGCGCTGTTGAGTCAGTTACAGCAAGACATAGGTAGTGATAATCTGAAGCACGGTTGACCGCGTTTTTAGTGCCTAAGTAACGCAAATAGGATGCCATTTTGACATCCATTAAGTTCTTCATGCGAACAAAATTTGCGTTAATTTTTCTATTTTGATTGATGAACTCAATCGGGATATTTTTGATATCTAACATAGTGGTGGTTTTACCTTAAGTATATACTATTTAGTCATACCTATTTTATCTCTAATGATAATCACCTGGCAAGATTATTTTGGGTCTAGTTAGTTCATCCACTGTATCCTTGAGATTACAGGCCTGACATTCCAAATCTGTTGAGTCCTCATCTTCCATTTCATAGATGGTATGTGGAACTTCTGCTATCATCATCATCTTCTCAAACATCTTTGCGTGTTCTTCACACATTATTGTAGGAAGATTGTTTCCCACTGTTGCTAAAAACTTACTATTCATTATGCTCTTTCGTAAATTGAGATGCTTCTATCTTTGTGTCCAGTTGAACCTCTGTACAGTACGGCGCCAACTTCTAGCCATTCAGTATTTTTATAAAAAGGTCTTTGCCAATCTAGCCAAACAATATGTGCTCCCGAAGCACTTGCTTTGTATAACTCATTAAATACTTTTTTAATGTTCAAACTATCAGCCGGGCAATTATATCGTTCCTGATATTGCTTTAGTCGTTCTTCACCATATGGTGGGTCACAAACCCATAAATCGTGCTGTGCTATTGCGTGTTTGCTCATTTCCCTAGCGTCAGCATATAATGTGTCTAAACTTTGTGGATTGATATCATACTTTTGGCCGGGCAAATCTTTGATATCTGCTTGCCCAGCATATAAATGGGCAATTGTTTTTTTGTCTGGGAATAATGCGGCAATTCGTTTTAAGTAATTACCTTGATATCCTCCATAATAATCATTTGCTTTTGCGTAGTTGTTACCTATATAGATACAACCTGTAATTCTATTATCACTACCACAATGTAGTTCCCATTTACTGTTTGCTTGTTTATAACTTGTTACTCTATCTGTATTATTCATTTCTATTCCTTATGTCGCTGAAAAACTTTTCTTCCAAGCGGGCTTATTGCTATCATCATATTTAACATAGCGGTCACGCTGTGCTGCCATTCTTTGAGCAGGTGATCTATTGTCCCATGGTTCAGCGATGCCCTGCAGGACAGCAATTAAAGCATATCTAGCACTATCAATACAATCGTCTGGATCACTAAAGCGACCCTTCTCATCTACATAATAGTTCTGTGCTTCACTTAAAAAATTGGTACAGTTTTCATTGACCATTAAACTACCCACTTCTAACATCTGACGCATTTGATTGATACCATAACTCTTGTGATTAGTTGTACGACCTTCGCTATCAGGAGGATTCATAATTGCTTTCTCATACACATTCAATTCGTAACTTTCAAATAGTTCTCTGATTGAACTAGCACTCATTGTATAGCGACCTGAAGTGTTAGCGTCAGCAGGTAACACAATTGGTGTACCAAACACTTCAGGTCTAAGCAAATGATTGATGTATTGTGTTGGAACTGCTTCTTCAATACCCTGAACAATAATTTGCTTATGTAAGTATGCTGTTCTTTCATGTGGTTCCCAATACATTAGTGATATAACTGTTTTGTCATTTACTAAACCCAAGTCAAGCGCAATAACTCTTTGTATATTCGGCATACGCATAAAGTCAATCTCACCCGTCTTGTATGTAGGCCAGTTACTTAATTGGAACACAGCACCTTTACCCATAACAGGCTTTCCTGCCATTCGTGCTTCACGCTCATGTGGTAAGTAATCTCTTTCCAATTGTCTGCGAGTTTCTTTCAATAGAAATGGATGACCCCATGGATCGTATTCTGGAACATCATCCCAAGCAACACGAATATAGTTATATCCTTCTTCTTTATTCCAAAACTTACTTACTAATCCGTTTAGTCCTTTTAATGGTGTAAAGGAACAAAGGACCTTACCTTGTGTAGTTGCTGTACGAGTAACGATCTCACTAAAGAAATCGTCTGGGGGTTGTTCATCAAATACTGCTAAGTTTAATTTGAAACCCTGTAGTTGTCGTACTTCTTGTGTATAATTGGCAAATAGCAAATAACTATTATTACCAGACTTATGCTTAATTTCGCAACCAATGTTGTTTGCTCCATCATTACGCATAGTAGTAGTAATAATACAATCCCGTGGTATAGCACCAGATCCAAGATTCTCAGTAATTTTGACATCTTGTGTTCCTAACAATTCATTTTGTAATACTAGAGCAACTTGGCTCCATCCCTCACCAGCAACCATTGCTGTGATAGGACCTTCGTAGCGAAAGCCTTCCCACCAATCAGGGTATATACCAGTTAGGTGCATTGCTGTTTCAAAGCATGTACTAACTGTTTTACCGATACGATTGGCAGCAAGAATACCTCTACGCTCATGTATTCCTGTTTTGAAGAATTCTAATTGATGCTTAAATGGTCTGAAATACTTTAGTTGATTGTATTTCATGTCATCACAAATGGTAATACTCAGATCCATTAGTGTATTCTTAAGTGGACCTGGTATTGTTTTGAGGCTATCTATAGTGAGATTGTTTTTATCTACACTATAGCGTAATGCTCTAGCCATTAATACATCTTCACCCAACATCTTTGTTTCTTAAACTTTCACGGACTATATGTATTTTATATACCGCGTCTGCTAAGTCAGCAATTTCACTAGCATGTAATTTCCAAGTAGTTGTATCTGTAATGACTACTCCATCACGCTTATCAAGCCCGGCTTGTAATCGTTCTGTTAGTAGTCGTAAGATATGTTCGCATTGTCCAGGAAACTTTTCAGTAAAAGCAACACGATGGCTAGCATTAATCTTTTGTAAGATTAGTGTTTCTTTTACTTTCGTCTGTTCTTGTGCTTGACGAATTTCACTGTCTCTAGCGTCCATCATTTTGTTATATCCCAAGGATTGTGTGCTATGTTAGTATTAAGTGATACAAATTCACGGTCAACCCAAACATTCCATTGATTGCTGTTGTTAACACGATATGTTAACATAGTTCCACGAAGGCATTTACCTTGTGGTGTTAATGTTCCATCTTCACGCACAGCAAC